CAACGTTTAGTGCTGAGTATAACAAACTATTCAAGAAGCAGGAGTTGAGAGGCATATGACAGTAATCCTGGTATCTTTAATGGCTAGTGCTCTTATCGTGGCTTGGGTGTCCTTTATTAAATCCCTAGCCCCTGGTCAGTCTAAAGGGTTTAACATAACATTCGCTACTCTGTTGGCAGTGGTAACAGTGCTTGCTGCATACTCAGTGTATATGGGGGTGGGAGTGTATGGTATTTAAGGGGATGGATGTGGCTATGAACTTCTATGATTCCCTAGGTGATGAGGATGAACTGGTTATACAGGTAGCACATATGTCTCAAGTACCAGAGGTAAAGAGGGATATCCTGAGCAGACTAGGAGTGCCTTCTAAATCCCTATATAAAACTCTGTGGTATGGTGGCAGGAAAATATCCATTGTATCTGTACGTGACCAAGAGAGCGTAGCGGATAAAGATTATATATTCCTTGTCACCTCCCCTCTAGGGGATAACAACAGATGGCTATGTGAGCTAGATGGCATAGGGGATATGAACCTATTGAAGGACTGCTTCTGTATGTGGGAGGACTGTGGACATCAGTTATCCGACATATATAACCTCTTATTGAGGGAGGACTGTAGTCATGCAGGTGCAATGGTTCTGTTACGGTCTTACCTAAAATCTAGTAGAGGGAGGGAAGGATATGAGGTGGGAGGGTATGTGGCTAGACGTTAGGTACGATGGTATGGTCCTTAAGGCCTTTGTAGTAGAGGAGAGCAGAGCCACTGTGCGCTTAAGACTCATAGGCCACCCAAAGAAAACCTATATAGATAAGCCTAAAGAGAGCAGTCATATGAAGCCTCTGTATGAGCTGGATAAAGATGACCTATTAGAGCTCATAGACATGGCTCTTGACCTAAAGGATGATACGTGGTTCTATAAGCTGGTTGCTAGGCTCAAGACACAGGAACTCATAGGGTGATATGATTTTATACCCCCTCCCCGGGGTATAACCCCTTAAAAATCCCGTTAAGGAACCTATGTTTCCTTTGTAGGCCTGCTCAACAACCCTCCAAGATGAGGCCATTACACACCAATTACCAATTGTGTGCCAACCAATAACCTTAAAAGGAGCAATCCATATGAAATCGAAAGCCTTATTAGTCCTGATTCTAGTGTCATTAATGACTGCATGTACAGACACCACCTCTGCCTTATCTGATGGGCAGCAAGAGGGTGGTGAGATAGAGTTGCTGGGTAGTGATATGGTCCGTACCCTTGTGGTTATAGACCCAGTTACCAAGTGTGAGTACCTTATATCAAGGCCGGGTGGACTTGAAGGGCTAGCATCTACACCACGTATGAGTGCGGATGGTAAGACAGTACGAGGGTGTAAAGATTCTACCCCCTCCCCCTAGGGGTATACCCCCTAAAAAACTCGTGCTTGAGTCCCGTTTCCTTTTGGCCTTAGCCTAGGAGTCCCTCCAAGATAGGCCCATTACACACTAGTTTACAAAGGAGTAAACATGAAGAATAAACCAAAGCCTATCCCTAAGACTCAGATTGGGTTAAGCAAGCATCAAAAGAATATACTTAAGAGCTATATAGGAAAGGCCCCCTCCCCCTTTTTCCTAACAAAAATAAGTAGGGGGGTACCTTTTGCTTGAAAGAGTTCTCGTTTTGGGATTTCAATTTTAAAAGGAGGGAATTGAATGACCCCTGAAAACAAAGCTAAGCTTAGGGAACTAGAGCGCACGGATGTAATTGTAAGGAACTGTATGCAGCACGCCAAGACCACTAATATGTCTAGAGAAGATGCATTAGCCCTCATGGTAATTAATCTGCATTCAGTTATGGAAACATATAAGGATCTATGTACTGAGTATGCTATGTTAACTGGTATAAGCCCCAAGATCTAATGGGGCTTATTCATTTTTCTACGGTGGAGAAAATGCAAAATCGGGTTTCTTTTTATCAAAGAGTCGAAAAGGAGCGTCACGGATGAGAAAAGGAATCAAGTTAACAAGAAACCCCTACATGACTGTTAACAAGGGTGAGTACACAGAGTTGTACTTCTTTACTGGAGCAGAGGACATTATCGCTAAGATTGATACGGAGGATCTACCGAAAGTAGAAGGTCACAACTGGCACATTCTAAGAAACAGCATCCGTACAAACGTAAGGCTTGATAATGGTAAATACAAGGTGCTAAACTTGGCTAGACTCTTAATGAATGCTGAACCTGAGGACTGGGTGTATTCAAAAGATAAGTCCTTTGACTTCCGTAAGAGTAACCTATTAATCAAGAAACCGGGTGAAAAATTCCACAGAGAGGAGGAAGTACGTAGATATAATAACAATAGAGACCTCTGGGTATGTGCAACACACCCTAGTTTGGGTGTATTCAGTAGCAAAAAGGCAGCTATGGAGGCATTGAAAAATGATTAGGCTTTGGGTTGAACTTTTCGTTAAGGTACTGTTTAGTGTGCTATACGCCATCTGGGTGGGTGTATCTATACTTGTGATTAGTGTATTGTACACTGTATGTGTGCTTGCATTTTTCTTTGCGGTAGTATCAGGAACCTTTTATCTTTTATACTAATCTTGGGAGGGTGTTTATAATGGGTAAATCTATGGGTATTAAGGTAGGAGATTGGGTAACAGCTGTTACAGATGGCTTTATGGGTGGTAAAAAGGAAGTACAAGGGTATGTAACTCATGACGCTGGTGGTATGCTTTCAATAAGACCTGTTATGGTGGACGGAGAGTCCACTTTACACCCAGACACTACATTAGAATATGTGTGGAGTAACGAAGTATCTTCTAATAAAGACACTCATCAGGATGCCCTAATGGATGCTATTGACTTTGCATTAGCCATTGGGGATAAGAGATGGTTTAAGCAACTTAGTAAGAGGTACAATAAAATGTGTGAGGAGCTGGTAAAATGAAGCACTATTTTGTACTGATGTCTCAACTGTCCAATGGTGAGACTAAGGAGCACGGACAATGGGAAGACTACCCATCAGATGATTTAATTGACCTAGCGATTAGACACGTCAGGGTCCAAGTAGGTCCTAATACAACTATACTACACACTGAGGTTAAGAAAAGATATGTTGTTGACTCCTCACCTAAAGAAGATATCAGATTTGTACTGGCTGTCATACCAGTTAGAGCCGGGGAAACCTATGAAGAAGCTTTGGTAAATATAGGTGATGGTAGGGACCATGTCATGAGACGTGTATCAGTAAAAAGGCAACCTACACCTGCTGAGCAGTTCGAGGCAGTAAGAGCAGAACTACGCCATGAGCTACACACTCTAGGAAAGACCTCTTTAACAAATGAAGGTAGTAACCTAATAAGCATGCTAAACTACACGTCACTTTAGTCACCAGAGAGAAGGGAAACGCCTTCTCTCATTTCTTTTTTCATGGAGGTGGTCAAGATGAAAAGAATCAGTCATCTTAGTTGGGAGGATGTAATATTTGTATGCATTGGTACCGACAGATCTACGGGGGATTCATTAGGTCCAATAGTGGGAACTAAGTTGAAAGAACTAGGTTACAATGTATTAGGTGAGCTGGACAATACTGTGAACGCCACCAATCTTGTGGACGTATTACCTAAGATTCCACAGGATAAAGTGGTCATAGCTGTAGATGCCTGTTTAGGGCAAACCTCATCTGTAGGTAAGGTAAAGTTCTTAGATGGGCCTGTATACCCGGGTGCTGGGGTGGGAAAGGATTTACCACCCGTAGGAGACTACCACTTTACAGGTATCGTAAATATCGGAGGCTTTATGGAATATTTTGTGTTACAGAACACTAAACTGTCCTTAATTATGGGCTTAGCTGATGAAATAGTGGATCAGATTAGAAAGAACTTACCCATTATTAAGCAGAAGAGATACTATGCAGAACCCAATCTAAGAATTAGTGTAGACAGATGGGTAAGTAAAAATATAAGTGGGGTGGTATAATGAAGTGGTATCTGTATCAAGATGAGCCCTTGCATTGGATAGGAGGCAGTACTGTTGGAGGGGCTGTTGTATGCATTAGAAGAGATTGTGCTGGTAATTTATACCTACAGTTGAATGGACAGGAGATTGCAGTCGCTGGTGGTACATGGTGCCCAGGGGATCTGTATGAGAACCTTATAAAAGAGTGGCTGGACAAAGCTATTGACGTCGAAGTAGAATTTGTAGATAAAGCTCATATCTTGAAAATTGCTAGTACGTATTTCTCCTCTGTGAAAGATGGTTCTAAGCCTTTTGAAGTCAGGTATAATGACAGAAATTATAAAGTTGGAGACTGGTTATTATTGCGTGAAGTCAACGACTTAGGCGCGTTTACCAGATTCAGTATAATGAGGCAGGTGACCTATATACTAGATGATCCTGCGTATTGTAAGGAAGGGTATGTAATCTTAGGTCTAGGAGGCGATAAGAAATGATATTAGTATCCCTTATCCTTATGATTGGGGGCTTACTACTGGGATTTTTACTCTATCTGATAGCTGATGTGAGTGCAGGCACATGGCATGTAAACAGTGTGCTCACTAATGAACATATAAAGATGAGAAGACCTAGACTTTGCAGAGCAGCTAGAATATGCGTGCAGGTATCTTTGCTGGGTTCAGTCTTGTTGATGGGCACACTGACAGTAAGGTTCATGCAGTGGGTCTTCGGATAGGAGAAGTCATGAAATCTAAGTATGATCTACCTGCAAAACAAGACATGTTTTTATGCTTCCCCAAAGGCTATGAGGAGAGAACAGCAGCCATTATAGCCATTGATGAGCAGGAAGCTAGCACTAAGTGCATGGTAAACAAGGGCCTCCGTGAAGCCGTAGAACTGCTAGGGGCAGAACTGTGTGTAACCAATTTAAGCGCTATATTTGAAAAACAGGGCTATGATATATTTATACAACGTAAGGGAAATTACCATTAAAGGTTAGTGTGTTTTTACTACACGCTAGCCTTATTTTTATGATTTGGGGGTGATCATATGAGTAAGAAGATAGGCCTAATCTCTAGCTTTTCTGCCGCTTTAAAGAAAGCTACTACCGTCTCTGATGACTTAGTTGAGATAAAAAAGGCTCACCGTCAAAAGCTATCTGATCTAGTAGACGATTATGTTGCTAAAGTATCAGAGGGTAAAGCAGAGGGCATCCGTAATGCTAAGGATTTAGTAGAGGTCATGAAGCTAGACCTGTTAATGGCTGGAGATGTCACAGACCGTACTGAAACAAGTACTAATGTGGATGAAGCTAGGGTAACTAAGATCACCAAAGCTATAGACTTGGAAGACCCAGCTATGGCTAATATTATGGAGCAGTTCTTCCTAGACCTAAACCATGCTAACGATGAAGAGGAAGACACACCAGACATAACAGAAGAGGATGAATAAGAGGAGAGAGCTTTGACTTTCTCCTCTTTTTTGTTTGTAAAAGGGAAAAGAGGCGAATGAGATGATTAAAGTACTTATTAGCTATACAGAAGAAAGCCGTGAAGGGGCAGGAAACCCCTTAAGTATTAAGAGACATACACGGGTGGAAGCTGAGATTGATGAAGAATCTATGGTAACATCTACTAAACAGGCTCAAGACATTGTTGATGCTTTATCCGATAACGACAAGTATATTCGCACTGCTGATGACATAGAGGTGTTGCCAGTTCTAGAAGGAACTGACTCCCTCACACTGGTGGATTTTAGCCTAGATCATTTAGAGCCTAAGATCTATCCACTAAATCAGTCCACAAGTAATGCTCCTGTGCCTGATCTTATCAAACCCCCCATATTTGCTCCAATGGTGTCTGGTGCTCTACTTGAGGACACCAAACCTATTATGGATCTTAAGAAATGGTGTACAAAGCTTTCTGCATCTAAGTCCCATTGGGTAACAACCAGTGAATTTTTGGAGAACCCCGAGGACTTTGAGCCTAAAATTGACCCAGAGCTAGAAAAACAGCTTAAGGAGCATAGATTAGCACTGATGGAGCAGTTAGTGGGGGAGGAATCAAGTATTTTTGATAAAGCCATGAAAAAGGATACTGATCACCCAACAGGCACTTTGTATAATACAACTGGTACTACTAGAGGTAGACTATACGTGTCTCCAGAACTGCGTAAGGCCCTAGCACCTGAAATAACACCTAGTAGGGAACAGATGGCTTTGGATATGCAAGCACTCTTAGAGCCAGAAACAGGTGACTGGGATACAGGTATAGATGAGTGGTTGGGCTACGCAACAAATGAGCAGCTAGGGCTTTGGCATAAGGGTACAGCCCTTAAAGACTGGTATAGAGAAAACATGCAACCTTATAACACACAAGGTGTTGGTATGGATGACTATGAGCTAGGCATTGCAGAGCCAAAGCAAATTCAGGTAGCCTATTTAGATGAGGGTGAGATAAAGTATACATTTGCGTCTGTAAACCCGGATCATAAAGAAACATTAACTGGTATAGGTGAGAACGCCTTAAAGCAGCTTGCTAAAACGACAGGTAAGGAGTACGTACTGATAGCTACAAAAGAGTACGAGACACTTCCTTGTTATGGCATGGCTGATACTGAGATGACTTTGGAGGCTTACAAAAAGCGTACAGATGTGGCAGATAACGAGTAGTAAGATTATCTATAATAACACTAGGTGTTAATCTCTATATCTTATATGTCCCCTCCTGTTGGATATTTATCCACTATAGGAGGGATTTTTTATGGACATGACAAATATACCAAAGGAGCTACAAAAAGCCCTAATCAATAAGTCTCCAGCTTTATATACATTAGCTTATGGTAAGATCAAGGGTAACCCTATAACTTTCTACTCAAAAAAGCATGGAATCAAGCATCGCCCATGGCAGATAGATATCCTAAATGATCAGCACCCAGATAAGGTGGTACGCAAAAGTCGTCAGTTAGGTCTATCCGAAATGGCTGTACGGGAGTTCATGTGGTTTTTGGACACTCATAAGCAAGCCAATGGCATGTATACGTTTCCACGTAAAGAGCAGATGGAGGATTTTAGTAATACGCGTATAGCTCCAATATTCAGTGAATCTCAATACATGTCTTCTCGGTTGGACCCTAAGTTGAATAATGTGCGTTTGAAAAAGCTGGTCAACGGTAGTCAGCTATTCCTACGTTCAGCATGGGGCAGTGCTCTAGGGGAAGGTCAACAAGTAGACATACTAGGTCTTGATGAATATGACCGTATGAAGGACGGCGTAGAGCTAGCGTTCCGGGAGTCTATGAAGTCCTCCAGATACAAATTGATGCGGCGTTGGTCTACGCCTACCATACCGGGCCGGGGTGTAGACCTCTTGTTTGGTAAAAGTGACCAAAGGTACTACCACCATAAGTGTGAATGCTGTGGTCATTGGCAAGTAATGACCGTAGAAGACAATATAGAACAGGTTAAGGCCGATGGCGTTGATTTGGTCAATGAGCAAATACAAGATGACACCTATAGGTTTATATGTTCTAATTGTAAACAAGAGCTTAATAGGTGGTTTAAGGGTGAATATGTTGCTAAATTCCCCGATAGACATGAGATTAGGGGTTACCATATATCTCAGCTAGACGCTGTGTGGATATCCGCAGATGAAATAATGCGGAACCAATTCCAGTATAAGGTTAAGCAGCTTTTCTATAACTATGTTATTGGTATCCCTTATGCATCTGAGGGTCTGCTGATCACTGATCAGGACATATACTCTTGCATAGACTATCAAGAACCTATTGGCTGGAGGGACTATTCCAAGTATAAGAAGGTAGTAGCAGGCATAGACTGGGGATACTTTAACTGGATGGTAGTATTGGGCCTTACAGATGATGATAAGGTGGAGCTACTAGACCTTCACTGGGTAGAGGACAACCCATCTAAGCCCTTGGAGTGCGTAAATATGTTTACTGCCCTACTGAAACCATACAATCCTGATGTAATTGTAGCGGATAATGGGTTTGGAGCTGACAGAAATGCTTACTTGCTACAACAATTCCCCGGTAGAATGTATGCTTGTGATTGGGATACCCCTAGGACTAATATACCCCTAGTTGACTCTTGGAACGATAAAGGAATGAGAGTCAGGGTGGATAAAACTACGAAAATGAAAAGAACCCTGTATAACATAAAGGCTAGGGCAATTAAGACTTTTGGAGAAAGTGAGAAGTTGTCCATGCTAATTAAGCATTTGAAGAATGTGCGTTTCCTTATGGAAGAGGATGAGGGGGCTATCTATGAAAGAGTAACCCGTATAGGTGATGATCACTTAGCTTGTGCCATGACTTATGCATACATCGCCTTGGATCGTATATTGGAACTGCATATTCCTAAGAGTGACTTCGGGTATGAATTCATGTAGGAGGTTGGTTTGATGGAACTGTATCTGGATTTGTCTAAGGGGCGTAAGAGTGTTGGACGCGTGGACGTCCCTAAACACACTAAATCACGGGAAGAACAGCTCGCAGAAGCTTTGAGTGTAGAAAATTTTCTAGGGGATCTTACAACAAAAACCGTCGTTCGCAAGTCGGAAGGGGCTTTGGAAGGTTCGGTTGCTGACGATATAAACATGGATATAAGAAAAGGTGTCACTACTGCTCTTATAGACTATCTGGCAAATAAGGCCCACGTAGCATGGAGGGAGCTAGCCCCAGAAGACCATCCCGGTCAAGTGCCCTATGAACAGCTAAGTGAGTCTGATAAGGATAAAAACAGGAAAGCTGTTAAATCCCTACTCAATCAACTAGAATTTTTGGGCCTGTTAAATGAGGCACAGGAGACAATTAAGTCCCTAGTAACCAAGAAATTCAACCTTTCTAAGGCAGATAACGGTCATTTGCCGGAAGGTGCTGAGCGTTGTGCTTATATCCCCAATTCCAATTACGGGGTAGTTTACATCCCGGTTAACAGGCTCAGGCAGATATATCAGACTGATGAGGCCCTAAACCCTAAGAAAGTCAATGAAAACAGACGTAAGATGCGTGAGGGCATACCACTATCTCCAGTAGAGATCGGGTACAGCTATGATGTGCATGATGGTCACCACAGGTGGGCTGCTGCTAGAGCTGAGGGACACACTCATGTGCCTTGTAAGGTCGTAGGTATAGATCCTAAAAAGGTTGTGGCGGCACGCAGACAGTACATGGATGTATGGAAGTCTAGCACTTCCTCCTCTATCGCTCTTGTACTAGACATTGACCTGACTAAATCCAGTCTGAATAGGGGCAAGCTGGTTAAGAAAAGGGTGGCGGTTAAAGGTAAAGGTGGTAAGACCTTCTACCGCATGCAATGGATAGATCCTCATGAAGAGGTACCCGGAGCAGAGGGGGCAGGGGGCAAGGATGAATCTACCTATGTCCATCATGAGCATGAGATAAAGAACATAGAACGT